GCTTTTCGCATTGCATGGGCCATAACGAGTTTACTTTTAGACATTATTCTTGTTCCTTAGAGGCTTGTTCATTCATACTATCGAAATCATGGGATTCTTCAGAGTCTTCATCTTTTGGCTTAGCGCAGCAATCGTGTGCTTCTTGGAGTAAGATTGCAACTGTTTTAACGTCGTGACGGGCAACTGCCTTGATTAGGTCAGATGCAATAGATTCGATACTAGATTCTTGGTTTGATGAGTCTTCTGGTTTTTCATCTGGAGCGCGGTCTTTTACTATCACACCAACTTGATTGGCTTTTTTCATAAAAGGTAGCAAAATCGCCTCCAGGCAGTCTAAATATGCCATTTAGTCCTTAATTATCTCCATAACCGCCATATTCGACCTTATTCTTCTCTTCTTGCATATATCCTTCTAATTCGCGTTCAAACATCTCTTTGTCTTGAGCTTCTGCCCATGCCTTGGTACCATACTTAGGCTTATCTTCTGGAGGCATGTAAGCATATGCAGGAGAGTATTTAAATGCATATAATACAGAATCGATGATATCTGAGTGATAATCAGTACTTACGACTGTTCTTTCAGGAGTAGATTTATCTCTATTAATCTCTACTAAATACGTATCTTGAGCAAACTTAGATTCAATAGATGCTTTGAAGTGTCCACGACGTAGCGCATCGTTAAGGAGTTCTACATTCTCCATCTTACGAGACTTCTCTGCTGCTTCTACTGGGATTTGGTGTCTACGGATTAGCTCTTCACCAATCTTCTTACCTAGGGCGCCCATATCCATACTCATTTTAGATACATTGTATATCTTGTCTAATCGCTTAATTTCATCTGCAAGCTCTGTAATGCCTTGCTTAGTCTTTACTGACTCTTCTACAAGGTAGGTTACTGGATCTGCTTCAGACCAGGCTAATATACATATAGCATCTGCATCCTTGTACCCAATATCGATACCCATGATGTATTGGTACTGGCCCATTGGTAATGGTGGTTTCCAGTTATTTTTATCTGCATTGTATTTGATTAGGAGAGAATCAGAGTCGTTTGCCCATATACCATAATACTCACGTTGGATACTAGGATCTGATATGGTTAGGTTACGACGTTTAAGTACTCTGTCTAATAGCTCTTGATGGGTCTTTTGGGATTTAGTAGCAATATGTGGATTATCAAAGAATGTCCACTTATGTTTAGTCCATACATCGTTATTATTATGGGCACATTCATAGAAGTAGCCAGTTGGTGTAGCCCTAGGAGTTCCGATTAAACATAGAGTACCAGCATAATCTAATAGTGCTGGTTCGATAATGTCATCGATAAGATCCTTGATATACTCACGAAAAGACTGGCATTCATCGATGTAACAGAGCTTTATAGGCAATCCCCGGAACTTCTCAATCTCAGACTTATCTTTAGCTCCAGAGATATAGATCACCGACTTGTTAGCAAAGGTTATAGATCCTTCTGCTTCAGATACTGTTCCTTGTAACTCATTGTTATCGTTTATCTTCTTAAGTTCTTTCCATACTAGTTTCCTAGCATTTGCTGCAGATAAAGTAATATAAAGGCACGTAATCTCTGCTGTATTGATAGCTGTATGTATTAGATGTGCTGCACAAGCAACGGTTTTACCTGCTCTACGGCTACATACTGCTACCTTAAAAGGAGATGGATCTTCTACGAATTCTAATTGCTTATCAAATAGAAAAGAAGTGATGTTGAATTTACGTGCCCAATACTGGTCCAAAGCTTCCTTGCTTTGAGCCTCAGGCTTTTTAGAGCCTATGATGCGTTTCATTAGACTGCTTGCGACTGTTCTTGAATTTTTGGAAATAATTCGGCAGAAACAATATTGCCCCAAGGGACTAGGGCATCGACTGTCTTAGCAGTAAGATGGGCAGTAAGGAGAATACCTGAATCTACAATAACACCTGTCAAAGTGATGTTATTCTTACGTTCTGATAGATTGACTACGTTTGGTACATTACCATATCCTTCGATAAGGAAGGACTGGTGTAGTCGTAGTACTCGTACTAAACGAGAGTTAGCTGTTTGGTTCATTTGTGCTCTTTTCTGAAGCGCGGTCTAAATCTTGTCTAGCCTTTGCTTCATGGTTAATAGCTAATAGCTCTTTATTAGTATTTTCTAGGTCTAAGCTATGGACATAGACTAGATATTGGGCCTGAGCAGCTTTAGATAGAGCTTCTGTATATGCCTTTTGGATTTCTTCCATAGTACGCGGAGCAGGCGGATTTGGGATCTTTTTCTTTTTAAACATCTTTGTTTTCCTTATTGTTTTTTAGTATTAGTTTAATAGCATCACTTAAAGCACGTTGGTAGGCAACAACCATAGAAGCAGTAACTAGACTGCCTGTATGTTTAATCAAGTTCTTGTAATCACTAACCATTTTCTCATGATTAGCAAATAACAGGCCTGCTACTTCTTGAGTTGGCGTAAGCGTAGTCTTCTCTGTTTTAATCTGTGTTTGACTCATATACTCCTTTAGAACGCAAATGGGTTAAAGATTGTATTTGGTAACTTAATCATTAATCTACGGCCTAGATCAGTTAGATGCATTACACTAACCGGATTAGCTGGTACTAAGGCTTTAGCAAGGCCTTGTAATCTCCAAGTCTTTTTAACAAAGACCCATATAACGGTATTATCGTCTGTACTTAGGATGCTATACCCTAGTATTACATCTTGATCATCTTTTAGGCATGCTATCTTAATTTTAGCTTTAGGGCTCTTTAAGAAGGTCTCACCAACTGGCTTATAGGAAGTCATGAATATATTCTTTGGTATTAGCGAAAACCAGCTATCGCCATAATAAAGGCCGCGTAGAAAAGTAGCCATAACAAAGCTAGTATCACTAGTCCTGAAGTCCCTAATCTCATATAGCCCTTCTAGTTTACTCACGGTATTCCGTCTTTGGCATTAAATACATTGCATACATAGAGTTTTTAAGCTTCTTAATGATGTAGTAAATAGGCGATTTACTCTTAATCTTATTACCTGCTTTAGCAAGGATCTTAGCAATGTCTCTATAGCTAATACCGTTTGCATGGTATGTCCAAACAACCTTTTCTAGCTCTGTATCAAACTTATAGTCTTCTAGAAAATTCTCTGCCATTTGGTAGTATGCTCTCTTTGCTTCCCATGACTCGCCATGGTGGTTTTGAAACAATTTTGTAGACCAAGTTTTAAGCGTGTCGTTATTCACGTCTTCTATCTCCTTAAATCCTGTATCTGCTGCCTTCTTGTACCACTCATCTCTTAACTTCTCGTAACTATTCTTTGGGCGTCTCGATTTCATTTAATGCTACTTCTGAAGGTGTCTCTGCTGATGGAGCTAACGCTGCCTGCGCTGCTGCAGCTTCTTGTGCTGCCTTTTGTTGTGCTTCGTGCTTTAGCTTAAGTGCTTGAAAACGTGCTCCTGCAAGTTGCTTAGCAGCTGCTACGCGTACAGTCTTTACAAACTCGTTTTTAGGGAGTTTACTACGAGTAGGTGCAATTCTCATCATTTCAGCATCTACAACCCATTCAATATCATCTGGAGTAGCAATAGGGCCTACAAGGCTTACAATGTCTGCTACATAAGCATCGAATTCAGTCATGCCTGCTGGGATTGAAGTAGGGAAGTAACTAGATAGTTTTTTAAGTAATTGTTTCATTATATCTCCTTAAGAGTAATATATCTCTTTTTGAGACGTATGTCAATACTTAATACAAATATTTTTTATGGCGGATAAGTGGCGGATATCATTAGACTTCTGCTAATGTTCTGCCTATCTTGGGAATGGCTTCTAATTTAATACCTGGTAAAATCGTAGTATTTTCCATGGCTTCTTGGAGTAATAGGGCTACAGCTTCAGCATCGGCTTCATTACACTCTGCTACTAAACTATCATGGACCTGGATTACTAACTTACAATCAATGCCTGCCTCGATACATAGGCTATTAAAACGAATAGCCGCTCTATTAACTATGCTAGCACTAGTTCCTTGGACTCTATGGTTTACTGCTAGATTTAGGATATTCCTAATTTCATAAGGTAGGTCTGCATGAGACTTATTACCGTAGTGTTTAACTATATTCTTAGCTTCTGGCATTCTACGTGGTCTGCCAAATATCGTTAAGACTTGGCCAGTTTCTTTGGCTTCTTTATGGCTTTCGAGTTGGAACTCTCTAACTTTCGGAAACTCTTCAAAGTAGTTGTCAATGTCCTGTTGAGTATCTTGCACAGACTTGCCGGTAGTAGATGCAAGTTGGTTTGCAGTAGCTCCATATGTTGAAGCAAGCGCGATAACTTTAGATAGATCTCTAAGCTTTTTGTATTTGACTCCAAATGCTTCAGGGCTTCCATCTTTTTGAGGACTGCAGTCTGATTTCGCGTATACTTGCATCCCAATAACGGAGTAAAAGTCAGTATTCCCGTCGAATGCTTTGAGAAGACGGGCATCCCCTGATAAATAAGCAAAGACTCGTGGTTCGAGTTGTGAGTAATCCGCCCCCACGAATAATTTCGCTGCTCGTGCGGAGATACACTGTTTAATACGTTTATCATCTCTTGGTAGATTCTGAAAGTTAGGGTTACGGCTAGAGTACCGTCCGCTTGTTGTGCCAGCCTGCAAGAAGTTAGGCCTAATAATGCCATATTGAATTCTACTCTCTATACCCTTTACATAGGTATTTAAGATCTTGTTTTTACGTTGATATTCTAATAGTTTGGCAATCCACTTATGATTATCTGCATGTTTCTGAAGTGCTTTTTTATCGCATGCTATATAGGCCCAAGGCTCTTTAATCTTTTTAGCTTTAATAACTTTGCCATTCACTATTGCTTCAGGTGAACTTATATTCCCAGCAGATCTATTACATTCGGCTATAAATAAACGTTTAGCAGAAGGATTATAAGGTATTTTAATACCTAAATGGGAGCATAGTTCTTTGCCTGATTCTGTAAGTAAATTAAACTCTAAACCCATTTGGCCAAATACTAACCAAGATAGCTGCTGCCCAGATCCTATATTAAACGTGTTCTTCTTATTAGTTCCTGGGTATTTGACTTTTATATATGACTCTATCTCTTTGTAGATAAAGGTCTTTGCTTCTAAGCATTCAGCTTCTAATGTCTTTTTAAGCGTTGTTAGAGCTTGCTGGTCTACCTTCAATCCAGTAATGTTTAGTTGATAGGTAGAACCCTTTAGTAAAGGCATAGATTCTTCTTCATAGAAGAATTTATCCAATCCTTGTTCATATAACTCAGGAACTAGCGTTAAAAAGAGTTTATAGGTCAATAGCGCGTCTTTAGCACCATACTTAGCCATTATGTGGCTATCACACTTATACATCTCATATTGAGTCTTGGTGAGTTTACCGCCATTTGCTAATACCGACGCCTTCATCTCTGCTTGCTCTTTAGCCGAATCTTCTCCAAAATAGGCTTTAGATAGCTCCTTAAGACCTATTCTACGGTTTTCATTAAGTAAATGGGCTAGTATCATAGTATCAGTATGTACAGCTTCTATTAAACTCACCTTGAAGTAACATTCAGACATAATACAATCGAAGATGGCATTATGCATAATTAACTGCTTAGTCTGAAGTACCTGCAGTAGAGGCTTTATATCTAAAATAGATACTGATGCTTCTAATTGGTTAGCTTCTGCATTCCACCCTTGGAGAATTATGTAATAGGCAGTATTTTCATCTGCAGAAATAGATATACCGATAACTGTAGAAGACTGCTCTAATCCAGTAGTTTCAGAATCGTAGGCTACATATTCTTTATCTCGTAGGTATTCAATTACTTCATCAATGCCTTGTTGTGTGTCTACTACTATCAATTGTGGCTTCAACTACTGCTCCTTCCTGATAAGGAACGCTCTTATATTCTACTAACTCAGTCTTTCGGTCCATTTTACGTTTATTAGTACTCCTAGGCAAGAAGTAATTAAAAGAGACTTCTTCGGATTGAGTCATATCGCGTAAGAGTTCCTTGTCAGAATCGAAGTAAAAGAAGTATGGAACGTCCTCCTTGATTACATCCTGCTTAGCCTTTTTATGCCTAATCTTACAGAACTTGAATGCAGTTACTGTAGGGCATGCTTCTTCTGCATGGCAGCGTTTAAGTGGTTGCCATAGGGTTATTAGATAGTCACAATAAGCTTCAAAAAACATAGTACCGTATGCAGCATCCTTGTTGAGTTCTATATCGCCTATACCTGCTTTTTCTCTAGAAGTCTGGGATTGCATTACTAGCAGTGTATTAGTACTAATAGCAAATGCCTTCATGTTATGGCAGATAGTCATTAGATCCTGATTTTCATTATTAGAGCCCTTTTTCTTCAAGGCTCCGATATGATCAATTACTATACAGCCTACCTTATTGCCCGTCTCTTCTTGCCATTTCAGTATATACTCTTTAATCTCATCGAAAGATAAATGGCGGAAGTTACCATCATTATCGTAGTTAGAAATTACATGGACTTTAGAGTTTAAGCTAGTATTACCATCTGTCATAGTAGCCCATCTATCTGCAATCTCATTTGCTGGTTGTTCTAATGGAATAAAGAAATGGTGATAGTCTGGGTTTTGTTCTGTAAACCAAAGAAACATGTTTAAGGCAAAGGCAGTCTTACCTACACCTGAACCTGCTACAAGCCCTATTACTTGGCCTAGTCTAAACCCATGTACTGTATTGTCAATACGCTTATGGCATCTAAATGGTATTCCTTTTAGAGTACTACCAGAGCGCTTTAAAATAGATTCTACGCTATCAGATAGGACTAGTTCTGACTTAGTATCTGGTAGTTCATATGTCCAGATCTTATCTACGATATTAGAAGCATAGTTAAGCCTATGGATAGGCGCTCTAGACATGGCTTTAGCTGAGTTCACTAAAACAGAGACTGCTTCTTCTTTAGTAAAGTTATTTGCAAACATGAGATGGCCTAGTCTATAATCATCTTTACTTCTATCGCTAGAGTTACCTGCCCAGATGCTTTTGGCTTCATGATTTTCATGAAGGAGTTTACCAAACTTAGCAGGAAGTGTGTCATCTATTGCAGTACTAGTCCTATCTATTGAATAAGTCTTATTATAATGCTGTTCACAATAGGCTAGATCTTCTTGTGTTAGGACTGGTAATAGCTTATCCATATCTTCACAAGAGTAAGTAACATCATTTTCTTCAATGATTTCACATAGTTTGAAGTCATTCTTGTCTTTAACATTGAAAGAGCCTGGGAGTCTCATAAGCTGACAAATCTTCTGTACTGCATCGTCGGTGTTATATAGTCTCATAAGCCTGCGGGATAGCTTTAGGAAAGACATGGCATCTAAATCAGAGATTTTCCAGTATACATGGATGCCATTACCTGAATCGACTACTTTAGTAGGTTTGATTGAAATAGTCTTTAGAAATTCTTGCTTTGAAAGAATCGCGGTTTTAAGGTCAAAATCAATGAAAACACTGTTAAATGTATCGATATCAGGACCAGATACTGATGGGCCTGGAGTAACATAATTACCTGGGTAGTTAGGGAAATAATAAACATTGTAGCCCAAAACATTTTTAGTTGCGATTTCTTCATCTGAAAAATCTCCTTCTAAAGCTTTAGGAGTGGTAGGATTTTGTTCTAAAAGCCATTTAGAGGCTATTAATCGGCAAAGCATACCACTCCTAATTGTTAATTACGTTTATTCTTAGCTAGAAGTCTCTTAACGTCTTCTACTGAACGGCCAGAAGTGGCAGCAATATTAGACTGATAAGGTACTTCTTCTTCAAATGAGTTAGTGTCTTCAGACTCATCCAAATCATCAAAAGACTCTTGTGCAGAATCAGAAGCAGCTACTTCGATTGAGTTATCAGAATCTACTTCTACTTTATAGGTATACATATCACCATTCGGTGTAGCTTTAGTACCTGTGGATGTTACACGTACCATAGCGCCTACAGGAGCAGCACCAAGCTTACGATTAAGGTCTGTAGTGCCCCATACACCAAGGTTTTGCCCAATACCTAGCCCAAGAGCTTTAAACTCTCTAACTACTGCTGGATTATCAGATCCAAAAGTAAGGAAATGAAGCGTGCTCTCTCCGCGCTTATTTTCTACTTTACGACTACCAAGGTAATATCCTTCTGCTTGCTTAGGATATGGTTTACCCGTTTCTTTATTTACTTTACCGATAGCAATAGTGATATCGGCATCTAGACTGGACACTTCTTTGAAGGCCATATTTTTCTCCTTATTTTCGTTGTTTAATTACTTCTTTTAACATTTCTTTAAAATCTGAATCTTTATTATCTTTGCTCTCTAATAAAGAAGTAAGTAATGTATATATCCTGTATATTTCCTTATGTAACTGATCATTGTGGACCGCATACTTATCTCCGCGCTCTTTCCAAGCTGATATAACTTCATCTTTAGCAGCTAAAGATATTCGTAGCAAATCATTTATTTCTTCAATGTTTTTTCGCTTAAACATAAGTCCTCAATTCTTAGCTTTATAAATAGTTTCTGGTTTTAAATATACTCTTTGAGTTAACCATGATTCTACTGGCTTGTCATCAAAATAAGCTTCTGGTTTACTCATAATCTGGTGTACATGCTCTTTTAGTCCAAGAGCATCTATTACATTCGATGCCCATTGGAAGCCTCCACGACTCCATACTATGATGTAAGAGCCTCTAGCAAACTCTTCTTTTACCAACCTAATCATAGGGTTGTTAAGCCTAACTCTAATCTCTGCTCCACCAAGCGGATCTACGACGCTAATCCGCTCTTTAAATGGAATGCCGATAGGATCTTCATGCATTACAATCGTATCGTCTACATCACACATAATGATTCTCTCGTTATTAATGACCTTCATAATTAGTTTCCCAGGGCTTGATAATGCCCATTTCCCGTTCCATATACTCTAATAGCATTTCTGCTCCATCTTCTGGTTCAGCATCTGCATAGATTTCTACTTCTGCTATCCAGTCTGCTAGCATTTGGATTGCTTCTTGTTTATTCATTTTGCCCTCATTACTACTTCTAGTATAAGTGTAGTAGACTGCGATTGATTTTTAACATTAAAAACTTCTATTTGTCCGCCGATCAATGATACCATGCCTATCCCTTGTCTAGAAATGGAAGTTATCGAGCCCGTATGTACTCCTTGAAAATCTTTCGTTGTAAATTTAACTTTATCTCCGATTTGCAATAGTATATTCATTTTTGAGGTCCTTTGTATCTGTCGTCAAGCTCTTTATGCGTTTCTTCAAATTCAAGTATAAACATTAAACAGCAAATCGCATGAGCAAGATGGGATAAACCAGTTTCAGGATCTTTATCTTCTCCGCCGATATATGCTACCACGTGACGTAAACATGCAGATAATGGTCTGCTCCAAGCAAAGCCTCCACGCCAGTTATGAGCGCTATATTTTTTCTTACCAAAAGACATTACTTGAGCTACCTTTAGTAGTGCAATCCCTGACAAGAGACTCATGTCTGGCTTTTCAGAGTCATGCTTAATGCCAGTGCCCACAATTACTGGTTTAGTAATTCCAGAAGCAATAGTAATAGTCTCGCCTTCAGTAAAAATGCCTTTAGTTTGGTTCATTGTTGTTCCTTTTCATATTTAGGGCAATAGTCAGAATGTTTACCGCTGCCTGCTATATCAGCGCCACATTCACATTGTTTATTCTTATATGGAAGTAACCAATCCTCCATATTATCATCCCAATTGGGTTTAGCAGGTTTTGGTAATTCAGGAAGTTCATCGGATAGTCTAAAATTACGTTTAGTTTTAAGCCAACATACGTTGCTTACATCGTATAATCTTGACATGCGATTAATCTCCTTTGGTATACTTTGATTACTTTATCGGAGTATTTACTCCTTGTCAAGTCTTTCGCTGATCCTTGATTATAGGCTATAAGCCCTTTTTGTATATTGCCATGGTATCTATGGATTTGATGTGCTAAGTATTTCGCTGCATATTGGATATTAGTCTTAGGGTCCATAAGGTCTTTTTCAGTTCCTTTAAATCCAAGAGACTTAGCTGTATTGTATTTGATTTGGCAAATCCCTAAACTATCTCCATTACCATCATGATGGTGTATGGCAGTTGGATTTAGGTTAGACTCTATTGTGCATACAGACTCCAGCAGTCCTGGAGGTAAGTGGTTTTGATTAGAAGCAGCCATGAAAATAAGCATAAGAGTTATATTCATGAGATTAGTATAGCAGAGATACTAAATAATTAAAAATCAAGTCTCATTATGAAATTAATTCTCGCTGCAACTCGCTTACATCCATGGCTAATTCAAAATAATAACGCATTGGATACCCATCTGCCTTTCCTTGGTTATTATTGATTTTAAACCATTCTTCATTTTGCGTCATCGTAGGCTTATAAAGAGAAACTACTCGATACAACCTATTTTTTGATATATTTTTATCATACGCTTTTACACATCTAACTATATCGCCTACCTTGAAGGTCATACCTTAAAGCCTGGTCTATAATCGATAAAGTAAGGTACGCCATACTTTAGTACGCCAAAGCCTACACTAGAACCTACTGGGTTAGCTGCTGCGTATTTAGCTGCTTTAGATTGAGTATCCATAATACAGCCCATTTCAGCACCAAAGATAGTACCGTTTAGAGTCGTAGTGTATGTAATTGAGACTTTGTGCGTATGGCCCTGGATTATGGACATTCCTAAGATTCTACTCTTTTGGGCTACAGTACCGCCTTGTTCGTCTCCATGTACAAATAGGACTGGGCCCCTAACAGTATTTACGATTAACTTATCATTCTGAGGTATCCAAGTCCACCCTTTAAATCCAAAGACTTCGTTTACATCTCTAAACATCTGAGAAGGAATACCGCCTTCAATTGCTTTAGATAAGATACGAGTATCGTGGTTACCTCTAATGATAACCATTGTAGGAAACATTTTATGTAGAGACTTTAGACACTTCTCTGCCTGGAGGTATTCATCTGTAGGACTAGCATCATCTGTATCTTTAGGCCACCTACTCCAAATCTTCTGGTCTGTAAGGTCTCCTAGACATACTACTAGGTCTGGCTTGTGTTTTCTTTTCCATCTAGCCATTTGGAGCACTGCATCCTTATTCCACCAAGGTGCATGTAAATCAGGGATGACTAGTACTTTTTTAAAGACTTTTCCATTTTTGTATAACTTCTTCATAGAAATCATTTTGCCTCCAGGGGCAGGTCATATTTCAGTAAATAATCGTATACAGTTTTAGCGCTCTCTAATGTATGCCTACCAACTAAAAACTTATTACAGCGAAAGCAGAGTAGCCCTCTAATCCTACCTGACTTATGCGCATGGTCAACAGACAGGTTGTTCTTAAACTCTTTTCTATCCTTATTGCAGATAGCACATTTATTTCCATGCTTCTCTATAAGATCTTTCCTTATAGCATCTATTTGCTTCTTTGTATAGAGTTTAGATAGTTTAGCCATTAACCAAAACCAATGATTATTTGTTTACCCCATCGACGGGCCATGTTAAATCTAGGATTGTCTTTTAGAATTTTGTCCACTAGTTTAGACCAGTCTGGATGTCTCTCTGGCATAGGCAAATCCATTAAAGCTTCATAATAAAGCCCGTCCTGTTCATAAGAATAACCAAAAGCCTTTGCAAATTCTGGGTTTTTAATACCTTTATCCAATTTGAGACTCTCCATCAACAAGAGTAACATCAATCCTATTGTTAAAACAAGCTTTTAATGATTCTGAATGATCTACAACAAAGATATTCTCGTATTTAGTCTCTAGTAGACTGAATAGGCCAAAGGCCTTCTCTTTTAAAGGCTCTGATAGGCCGTCTAAGGCCTCATCGAAGAAAAGAGTAGTAAAGTCTACGCTATGGTGGTTGGCAACTGCTTCCATTACAGATACTCCAAAACAGAGTTTTAGGAGGCAGCGTTGGCCTTTAGATAGCTGAGTAAAGGAGGCTAAATTACTATCCTTTAGAATAGTAACCTCTAGCTTATCTGTATCTATTTCGAAGTTTACTTGGATTTCAGAATCGAAATGGTTTACGAGTAATTTGTTGGTATTCTTTTCTAGGTCTTTGATAGTAGACTTGACTAATAGTCCTCTAAAGTCTGCTAAAACATCTCCTAATAACTCTAGGTCACTAAGTTCAGTCTTGTAGTAATTAAGGTCTTGCTTCAACCCTACTAGGATAATAGATAGATCTGACACCTGGGTTTTAATAGTCTCTATATCGTATGGGCTAGTTTCATTAGATAGTTGCGTTATCTGATCTAAATAGGTATTTTCTCTATTCTTTTCTAGGCTTAGTTGCTCCTGGAGGTTTGATACAGTCTTAGTGAGTTGGTTATATAGTACTATATCATGTTTCTGTTCTGATCTAAGTACACTAAGCTCTTCTAATAGCTTTTGGCGGTCTCGGACTAGTATTACCTTCTTGGTATTGTGTTTAGAACTACCACAAGTAATACATACTTCTTCATCTAGTTTAGTAATGGCTTTGTCTAAACTGTTGATTTGTCTAGTAAAATATTCTTCATCATAGACTTTTGTAGCAAGAGCCTTTAACTCGAATAGATTTGCATTAATAGCGACATTAATCTTTGTAAATGTCGCTTTTTGATTCTCTTCGAAATCTCTATTCTTTTCTTGTAAAGTGTTTATTTTCTTGTCTTTATCTAAATTCCAATTAGTTACCTTAACTGCAGTTCGCTTCAATTCGTCTTGCTTTACTGCTAAAGTAGTAGAAGTCTCATTCAGATCTAATGTAAAGGTTTCTATAGCTGATTTAAGTTCTTTACGGTATTCTGCTGAGCTAGCAGTTAGTTGAGTAGGTAATGATAAGTCGGCTAACTGTTCTGTGATTAGTCTACGGTTCTTAGCAGTAGTAGTAAAGAACTGAGCAGTCTGTGAAAACTCATGGAAGTAAGAACCAGATAAGTAAAGCTCTAGATCAAAGCCGAGAAGGTTATTAATAATGCGCTGACTATCTGAAAGATCTTTACCACGATAAATGCCACTGACATTACTACTACCACTGTTAAACCACAGATCATTAGGGTTTCTACTCCGTTCAATAATGAGACCATTGTCGAATACGATGCGTCCTTTAGTGCCTCCAGTAGATCCCCAAGATATGACTTCATCTACTGCTCCATTCTTAGCCGTGCGGCCAAATAATACCCAAGGGATTAGATCGCAAAGGGTAGACTTACCAGAACCTGTAGGTCCTGAGATTAAAGTAAGCCCTTGGTTTTCAAACTTAAAGTCTAGTTCTTTATAACTACCAAAGTTAGTTGCCTTAGCTGATAGGATTTTCATGTAGACTTTTCCATAATACCTTTAGCCGATCTTTTCTATCTAAGTCTATATCTAAAGAGTCAATAGTCTTATCTAGTTTATCTGTTGCTGGTATGTTTACTTCTATAGTCTCTGTACTAGAGATTACTTCATTTGAGATTAAATCTAACTTAAAAGGTATTGTAATGTCAAGTTCTTTAGCTATATCTGCTTTAGATATATTTACTAACTTATCTGAATCTCCAGAGACTTTAACCCATAATAGGTCTTCTAGATTGTAAGACAATCTATTAGGGCTGCCTATTTGGTGTTCATACACTATATGCTTACGAAGGTTTGTAGGTACGAATTCAAGACTGCCGTCACTATGTAAGATCTGATATCCTTTTTCTGGGTCTTTAGCCTCCCCAAAGTTAAGGGTATAAGGATTACCTACATAATCCATTAAACCTCCATCAGGAAGGTCAAATTGCTGCCTAGTATGATAATGGCCTGATATTACTCTACGGCCTGCTAGGTCACCTTTAGAAATTGCAGATCTGTCTTGGAAATACTCTCCTGAAGCTGAGCCAGTAACTCCTTGGTGCATAATAACGATTTTAGCCTCAGGATGTATCTTTTGGAATTGAAACTTAAGCATGTCCGATTGATATGGTATAAACTGTACTAGGCTAGTCTTAATCGTGTAATAATGGGGACTATCTATTAACCAGCATGTAGGTCTTAAGAAGTCCAGGGCATGACGTTCAGATTTTTCATTTAACTTATCGTGGTTACCGATTAATATCATTGGTGCTTGTCTAGCCTGAGCAAGTGTATTCTGCATAGCATCTACACACTCTGCTCTAAGGTTAGCCTTAGTGTCATGTAAATCGCCACATATGATTAATCTAACGCCTAAATGGTCAGCTGCATCAACAGCCATTTTAACTGCTTTATCTGCTACTTCTAGTGTGTTCAGATTATAGTGAACATCACTAATCAAAACAGCAATTGGATGGTTACTCATTAGTCCTCAGTTCCGACTACTTTAAACCCTTCAGATGTAATATCTAACTCTACTACTTTAGGCCCTGGATTGGCTTTGTCAATATGATTCTTAAAAAGTTTCCAAACGACTCTAGCGCCTTTACGAACTTTTACGCCTTTAATTGTAGGTTCTATCCAATTTTTACGACTAGTCTGGTAAGTAAGCGATGAAAAGAAGTTAACTGCTTTACCGCCTGCATTAGTCTTCCCTGGGCTACCGATATTGTCGTAGGTGTAATTAATCATCAGTACTGCAACGTCATTTTCATCGCGCTTTGCGATTAGCTTATTTAGGCCTAGTCTATTTATTTGCCCTTTACCGCCCGGCTTCTGATTCTCCGTATTTAGATCAATCTCTGAATCTCTTTTAGAGACGATATTACCAAGTGAGTCGAATACGACTAGTAACTTGCCTTTTGGGTAGGCCTTAAAGAAGTTATCCCATAAAGCAAACATAGCCTCGAATGCCCGTTCAGCAATACTCTCTTGGACTAGCATTACACCATCTGGATCTACTTGCCAGTTGATTAGGTCTTGGGTTGTAGTCTTACCTTCAGTTTCTACATAAAGCACTGCTACGTCTTGGGCTTGTGCCGCCTTCATAGCAGCAATGGCACACGACGTTTTACCAGAATCTGAATCTCCTGCAATCATTACGATTTTACCAAATGGTATACCTTTGGTATTAGTAGCAGTTACCCACCACTCAGGCATCATAAGGAAGTTAGAGTCTTCTAATCCCTTTAGCTTAGAGCCTAGGCCTATATTACTCATCTTATCTGTTTTATAGAGCTTTTGGCTATCTGC